TGTCTTGGAGTAAGAGTATGCAGGTAATTACCTTGCTTATCAAAAATAGCAACCTTGGAATTATCATAACGATAAGCAGTCTGGTAATCCGATGCAATACCAGATACTGCAATATAATTATCTCCAAATGCAACCTCTGTTCCATATGCTTGGTTTTTAGTGAAGTTTGGCTCATAACCCCTTCCTCTCATCCATGCAAGTTCTCCAGAATTATCATGGACAGTGATTTCAACATTATGTCTATTTGAATAGAATGGAACATCTAAGTGCTTGTCAAAAGTTGCAGTATTAGATACTGGATCTAAGGTATAAAGATGAGATCTACCATAGTATTCAAGTCTATTGTTTCCACTACCTGTTGCAGTGCTATCATAATTTTGAGAACTAGACTGTGGAGAACCAACAATTAATCTATCTCCATCTAAATCTACAGAGAATCCAAATCTAATCGGTCTACCACCATATTGATCTGCCCAGAAACCATTTTCTTCATCGGGAACAATTAAAATTGCAGAGTTATAAATTTCATCAATAGTTGGTTTTGTTATATCATATACAACTACAGCACCAACTCTATGATAAGAACCACTCATGGTGTTATTTGCACTACCATAACCTGCGGAAAGATCAACTGCAAGCATACCAGGTCCACCAACAGCTAACCACTTTTCGTTCATTGCAAGTCCCATTCCAAATGCAATTTCTCTTTTATAAGTGCTGCTTCCACCGATAGTTCCAAAATAATCTCTAAAATTCTGATATGGATGGAAGTGACCCAAATATTCATGGGTTTGTTTATCATAGAAAAGAATCTGCCCACCAGATTGACCATAAGCATCATAAGCATCAACGGTATAGTTATAAAGTTGCCTATCTGCACAGACAATATATTTGGAGTTTACTGCAGAGTTAAATCTCTTGCGGGTTGGATATACCCAACTCCTATCCTCACCATTATAATAAACATTATCAGATGAAGTTCCATTGTAATTTCCATAACCAAATACATGTTGATCTGAATTACCCTCCCGTTGAACAGCTGTCTCAGAAGTGTATGAGGTTTTTTCTCCAAGGGAATCTAAATCTTTAAATCCAAAGGTTCCATAAAGTCTTGAAGCACCAATTCCTCCAGGAACATAGTAATTAATATCATCAGTATCAGGAGTATTGAACAATACTGGTTTTGCATCATTTAAAGATGCTGCAAGAGCGCCAGCGTATGTGGTATAAAGTGGATAGTGCCCATTAACTGCAGTTGGTCCAACTTCACTAGTAGGAACATCTACAAAATCATCATAATATTTAATATTCTTAGGAGCAAAATATACAACATCATTCAATACTTTTTTATCAGCAGAGATGACTTCTGGGTCAACAATAGTGATAGCATGGCCCATTCCAGAGTGATTATGGCACTTGGAATAAATTACATCTGGACAATCAAATGGAATGTACAACTCTGCAAGTTGTGCTCCATATGGAGTTTCAGTATCACTACCAAGTACTGAATCACGATAAGTATCATAAGTAGCAAATGGAACATGATCATGACCATCTTCCGAGAAAGCAAATCTTAGTGGATGATTATTATTTGAATTTTGATTATTATCTCCCTGCCCATCTTGTTGATCAAATCTATATCTCTTACCTCTTACAAGTTGAAGATCGTATTTTTTATTAAGGTCAAGAGACTCATCATTATCAACAATATTATCAGGATTGAAAGTAAACTTATTCGCACCAAGGTCAGCATCATATCTAACCTTTACTTCATAGATAGTAGAAACTGCTTCATCAACTGCAACAGATGCTCTGTATGCAGCACGTTCTGTCAGATAAAGTGGATAGAAGTTCTTTTGAAAACTATAGTTTTGATCAACTACAACATCATCAATTGTGATGCTTGCAATTAAAACTCCACCACCCTGCCACTGTTGTCCATAGGATGTTTTCCATGAAATACTCTCAAGGACATATGGCAATGTAATGTATTGTGTCAGATCAAGATCAAGCATCTGCCTTGGTGTTACATCTCCTGGGATTAAAACCTCAGAAGGAAGACCAGCATTAAGAACCAGCTGAATCTCATCTCCTCCAAGTACTGATCCAAGCTCTAGCTTTGAAGTAATAGTGAGAGGTGTAAATGAAATACCCGCTCCATCATGTACTTCGTAATTGCCATCTTGAGCATTAAAGTAATTATTACCACCATCAAATAATTCAGTTCCTTGAAGAGTTCCAGTTAGTGAACCAATGACCTGAACATTTGGTTGATATGTCACATTAGATGTAATTGCAAAAGGACCGGTCTCAGAAGACTCTGTGTAATCACCATCCCATGCACTAGGGCTTGCTGGGGGTGACCCAACAATTTCTAATTTTGAAATTGTTGCATTAAGAGCCGAAGCATAATGATATGATGCAAGAACAAATCCATCAAGATTGCCACCTGGAGTAGCTGTTGCAGTATAAGTACCAGGAGAGAATATGTTTTTAGATCCTGTTTCATTCCATATGATATTGTTGGTCTGAGAATGAGTTCTAGAGAAAGCAGCACTCATAAATTGTCCAGATGCTATTGAATCAACAACAAGAGTAATTGTATACTCCGTGTTTGGATCGAGTATTCCGACATTACTTGTGCGTGGAGTTTGTAATTCCCAAGTTCCACCAGATGTTGCTGTTCCATCACCATTAAATGTCCAACCAGTAGGGCTAGCATTTCTACCCAACCATCCTTGACCACTTGCTAATGCAGGAGCTACATTTATTCCATCAGAGTGAGGTCTATAATAAACAACACCACCAAGGGTTATTTCTGCACACTTATTAGTAGTAGAAGCTGCAGAAGCATATTTCTTGGTGTTATATAAAGGATAATATCCATTTACTGCAAATGGACCAGTTTCAGAAGTAGCATCATTGTCAATGTCATATGCAAAGACACTTGCACCAAGTGAACTTATATTTAAGAAACCAGTGCTATTTGCACTATATCTTTGTTCACTTGGATCTCTAGTTGTAACAAGCAGTTTTCCATTTCCAACAGTAACAGTCATTCCATACTGTGTTTTTTGTTCTGGAACATTTGCATACAGAACACCAGTTTCCAAAGATGTATCAAGATCATACATTTCAACAGCACCTACTGACCATACGCTCCAGCTCGATTTTGTGCTTGCATTATAATTGTGCCCCTGCTTCATTGCTGGGAAATATGGACATCCAAAGTAGAGTGTATTACCGAAACATGCAACTGATGTAGAAGCAAATGCTTGGTCCATTGCACCACCCTGAGCGTTTTTATAAATTGTCTCGCCGTGGTCTATATCTGTATAATCATATTCTGCAAAACCACTTGGGTTAGTAGCATACTCATCCTCATAGGCAGAATCATTATTAGAGAATCTCCACTGTCTTCTAATGGTTCTTACATAATTTCCCTCTGTATCATATAAGTAAACAGCACCCATACGACGCCTCGACATCCAAGGGCCAACACCACCAGAATTAGATCCAACATTTGCACCACGGTCAAAAGCTTGATCTGCGTAGATACCAATATATTCTCCACATGAAATAATCTCTTTACCCGCTCTTATGTAAGGGTAATAAGAAGTAGGCCAGCTTATTGTCCAGTTAACGTAACCTTCCTGAAGGTACTCTTCCTCAATATCATATGGTCTGATGGTTCTTATAAGTTCTCCAGTTGTTAAATCGTAGAAGAATATCTTAGAATCACCTTCATATATACCCCCAGTTCTGTAACTAGTTGGTTGGTAATTTGAGTAACTCCAATACATTGAACCATATGCATAGTCACCAACAATGAGTTTACCGTCAATAACCTTCATTGAACGATCAACACCAAAAGTTGGTTGATATTCAGTATGTGCAGGTCTTACGATAGTAACTTCACTATCTTGAATTTCTGCAGGAGTACTCTTTGTCAGATCATAGATGTGAATAGCACCACGGTTGATTCCTCTATGTCCAAGATCTCCTTGATTACTTGGATTCCAATCATAATTTGCGTTAGGATGAACCTGTGCATTACAGTCACCAATTATAAGTCTTCCATTACCGATAGCTATTCCACTACCGTAAGATCCAGCATGGAAATCTGTATGTGGAGAAGTATAATTTTTCTGTGCAGCTTCATCAACATAAGACTGGTTATCACCTTCGGTAAACTTATCCACCAAAGAATACAAGTGCTGATAAGTATTGCTATCAAAAACATGGACTACGCCAAATGCTTTATCTTCAGTATCTGTTGTGATAGGAATACTATACAGAGAGGCATCCTTGATTTTAGATCTATCTTGTTTTGTCGAAGAAATCGCAATTATACCTTCTCCGATTGCGACAGCAGCACCAAAATTAACGGCTTCACCATGTGCAACTGTTCTAGCAGCATCTCTATCTGGATCGACAAAAGAGTGCAGGAGATTCTGATTCTCATCATAAAGATGAACCGTACCAGAATAATCTCTTGGAAGCATATCATCATATTCAACACCAGTCAAATCATTGGCAGTACGATAAGGATTTGGATGCGATCCATAAGTAGAATAATTAGTGGTATCTGCGGTCTCCATATCAACACCCACTTCATTGCCATCTCTGTCAAGTGCAGTAGGAGCGCCAATTGCATAAATTGTACCACTATTATTTTCGCCAATGGCAATTCCTTCCCAACCAAAGTGTCTATCACTAGAATAAATTGCTTGCTCTGAGGCACGAAGACTTTCTACATGTTGACTACCAAAATCACCATCCCAACTTTGTCCAAGAAATTTTCTTGGGAAGTAATATCTATCTCCATCACTTTCAATAGTTGCAACAAATTCATCTGATGGAGCCCATTCAGCACCAGCTGGTGGCGCAGGAGGTACGATAAAACCATCATCATCTATTTGAATTCCATCAGTAACAACAACTCCATCAATTTCAATGGCAGCGATATCTATTGGCATGCCACTGTTATCAACTAAGTTTCCAGCTGAACTTAATGTAACTGGAAATGATAACCAAGGACTAACATCAACCCATTGGAACTGGTGACCAGTAGATCGACCACCCACAGATGATAATGGTGAATTGGTATCCACATTCAGCATAAAATTGTAATGATGATAAAGAATAGCGTAGAATTTGATGGAATACTTAGCTTTAATTGGAGTAAAGGAGAGGCGATTAGTAGCACTATCACCAGCTTTTCCTCTAAATCTAATAGAAGTCTCTAGATCGCCATCAAATGCATTACTAGGAACTCCTTCAGTCCTGCTAGGATCATTGGTTGTAACAGCTGCATTTGCTGTATAGGTTGCATATGTGGGTCCGGAAGAACCACCATCACCACTTTCTTCTGTTACATATGGTGCATCTGTAGTGGAGATGTCATATGCTTTCAGATAGCTCTTATATACGGGATAGAATCCATTGATCTCTGTAGGAGTATCTGATTCAAGGGTATAATCACCTTCCCATTTAAATAAACCATCTTGTGGTGAATAATATGTTTCCCCATTGATGGTCTTTTCTTCAAAAGTTCCATTACCTGCAGCAGCAGCACCGTCTTCAGTTACATACAATGGATAATATCCATTGACTGCTATTGGTCCGATTTCTTCTGTTCCACCGCCTTGAATAGTAGATTTTGATACTCCTCCTCCAAGACCAGTTATTCCTTGTAATGACATGTCTTTTTATCCTAATATTGGTTAGATTACGTGTAGAAATATTTATATTTATAATAAAATATAAGGAGGTGTTCATACACCTCCGTTATTAAAATACAAATTATGCAGCAGGTGCAAAATTGTTAACAGCAGCAAGAACTGTCCATCCATCAGCTGTTTTGATAAGTTGCATTGTAATTACATCGAACCCAGTTTCTCCGCCTTCCTCAGGAGCTTCAGCGCCAGACCAGTTAACTGTAGCAGCAGCACCATCGATATTAACAGCACTAACGAAACCGGATGCTCCTGTAGAAGAAACAATGGTTACCGCACAGGTCTCACCAGCAGACATTCTAGAATCAAGAGTTGTTGATGCGTTATATCTGAAGTTAAGTGTTCCAGCAGATGAATTTTGTGTTGTAAACATATGCATCATACCATCTTCAAGATTGATATCTGAAGAAGCAAGTGCAGCTTCTTTAACTTCAATTTCTTCCTTAAGTAAACTCTGGAATGAAGCACCACCAGTTACGCCAAGTTCAGTAACAGTTGCTTTTGCACCAGTAATCTCATTAAATGCAGAAGTACCAGTTGTTGCCGTAACGTTACCGGTCAGATCTCCTTCAACATCACCTTGAACATCAGTTTCTGTAAAGTTCTTACCTGCCTTTGTTGGGTGCTGTCTTGACAGTGGTCTACCACCAACTTCCAACTCAGCGAACTTAGCCTTCTTCAGATTACCTTGTCTATCCTTGAATGAAATATCTCCATTTGTATCTTTCTCAAGTTTAATACCATTAAGATCCAATGAATCTGTTTCTGGATCAAGAGTAATGGTTGCATTACCGACGTGAAGTTGTCCGGTGACACGCATTGTACCATCAACTCTTACATCTTCTGTACCAGCAAGAGCACCAGTTGTCAGAGCACCAAGTGTGTTATCTGCTCCAGCAGTGATTTGACCAGTAACATTACCAGTTACATCGCCTTCGATATCACCAACAAATCCACCAGTAGCACTGATTGAAGATGATGATGTAACAGCACCAGTAAATGCGCCGCCAGCCTTTGGCATCTTGGTAGCAAGCTGAGTTGCCATTGTTGATGCGAATGAAGAATCACTATTCAATGCACTAGCAATTTCTCCAAGAGTATCCATTACTGCAGGAGCTGTGCCAATCAGGTTGTCAATAGCTGCAGTGACAGATGCATTAGTTGCAAAGTCAGAATTGTTTACAAGAATTGATGTTTGAAGAGTACCTGCTGCAAGAGCCGCTACATTTGTTGGAACGCTAGTAAGGTTATCATAATCATTATAGTATGATGCGAATTGTCCATTCAACTTATTTGCATTCGCTGCTGTTGTTGCATTAGTTGCATTGGTAGCATTAGTTGCATTAGTTGCATTAGTTGCATTGGAAATTGTATCAGAAGAAACAAGGAAACCAGTGTCATTTGTAAGATCAGATACCTTAGAGGGGATAGATGGCTTTCCAGTTAAGTCTGCATATGCTCCTGAGAACAGCGTTTGAGCATTGATAGCAGCAGTAACATAAGTTTTTAAAGCATAACTTGTATTGTCAGAAAGTTCTGCAACTGTTGAAGGGATGACTGGTGTGCTAGTAAAGTTGGCATAGTCGAGGTAATAAGCACCACTTTGACCATCGAGCACATCTGCGTCAAGTCCAGATCCAGCACCATCAACGGTCTTGAGTTTTGACAGAACATCAGATGCGTTGTATGCGGTGGCATCTAACTTAGTACCAACAAGAGTTGTGAGTGTTGCTGCAGCATTTCCCTGAGATGTAAGTGCATCTCCAAGTTCCTTAAGGGTATCAAGAGCAGCATCTGCACCGTTAACTAAATCTGAAATCTCAGTATCTACGTATGAAACTGTCGCAAATGCAGCAGAATCAGTTAATTCAGAAACAGTTGATGGGATTGTTGGCTTATTTGAGAGATCATTATATGATCCAGAGAAATGACTTGATGCATTTGTAGCAATTGCAGTATTTAAAGCAGCGACTGTAGCATAACTAGAGGCATCACTTAATTCAGCAACGGATGAAGGAATTGATGGCTTATTTGTCAGATCTAAGTAATTGCCAGAAAATCCTTGGATACCACCAACACTAGTAGAGACAAGATTTGTCACATAAGCTGTAGTTGCATAATCACCAGAATCGCTCAATGAAGCAACTGTCGAAGGGATTGCTGGGGTGTTAGCAAGATTGTCATAGTCAAGATAATATGCAGCATACTGTCCGTTCAGCCTAGTGGCATCTGCAGCTAAACTTGCCGTGCTTGCATTTGCATTAACAGAAGTTGCACTAATCGTATTTGCACTTAAAGTCGCTGCAGTTACACTACCTGCTACACTTATATTTTCTAACGCATCAATTATTTGATTACCTTTTATTTTAATAGACATGTGACTTCTCTTTTTTTCGGAAGGGCATTACTTTTTTATTTATGAAAATTGACACTCTGAGATGGATTTTTGACAAAAAAACATAAAAAAAAGAGGGTCCGAAGACCCTCCAAAATTATGAGATATTTAACTCAAGAATCACTTGCTCTTAAGTTCTCTTACTTCAGCAGACAGTGACTTAACTGCCTCGATCAGGACACCTACGAGACCGTTATAGTTAACGGACTTGTACTCGCCATGACCAACCAGTTCTGGAGCAACAGCTTCAACATCTTGAGCAGAAACACCCATAGATGCTGTGCCATCATTCTTCCAGTTCCAGGAAATACCATTCAGGTTATTGATCATTTCAAGCGCATTATCAATGACGCTGATATCTTGCTTGAGCGTAATATCAGATGTAGCATTGAAGTGTTGTGCATTAACTGTTCCAGAGAAGGAAGCAGTTGTACCTGACAGATTACCTGTCATTGCGTTTGAACCGTCAATAGAAAGAACGGTTGACAGATCTGGTGTGTTGTTAAGGATTGCAGCAGCAACATAATTCTTAGAAGCAACATCGTCGCCATCAAGAATAGAGTTGTTGTTCAACTTAATGCCAGATGCAGAAGCAGCATTACCAGTGGTATCCTGGTTACCTACGGTGTCAACACCAGGCAGGCTAACGTCGGAAGTACCATCAAAGTCTCTACCACCGATCTTTCTAGCAACACCCTTGATTCCCTTACGGAGACCATTTCTTCCCTTGAATTCAACTTCTCCGGTAGCTTTGTCTTCTACCATGATCAGACCATCCAGATCAATTTGACCGGATACTGGATCAAGAGAGATTGTTGCAGTACCAATGTCCAACTGGCCGGTAACACGCATTGTGCCATCGACAATAACATCGTGGTTAGATGTTCCACCACCTGGCTTGTTATAAACAAGGTTAGAACCAACGCTAATTGGTCCAAGTGTAGCAGTTGAAGCAGAGAGGTCTGCAGTTGCAACGGAAGATGCACCAATTACATCGCCAGTTACAGAACCAGTTACATCACCAACCAGATCACCAGTTACGTTACCGGTTAAATCACCGATTACGTTACCAGTTACATCGCCGGTTACAGGACCTGTGAAGGTTCCAGTCAGATCACCCTGAATGTCACCAATTACATTACCATGGAATGCAGTTGCAGTAACGATTCCAGTAAATGTTGGTGAATCAAGAGGTGCCTTTGTTCCGACTGTAGTCAGAATATCAGTGATAACGTCAGAGTCGTTATCCAAGGCTGCAGCCAACTCTTCGAGTGTATCGAGGGCGGCTGGGGCAGTTCCAACCAAGTTGGAGATTGCTGTATCAACATAAGACTTAGGAGCAAATGTTGATGCAAGAGCACCACCAAGGCTGAGAGCATTGGTTGCTGTGGCAGCGGTTGTTGCTGTCAAAGCATTACCAGTTGTATTCTGATTACCAGTTGCAGTAACACCTGGGATGCTGAAGGAAGATGCACCAAGTGTGCTCAGTTTTGTGTCAACAGAAGCACTTGTGGTGAAGTCAGAATCGTTAGTGATATCTGAAGTTGCCAAAGTAGCACTTCCAAGACTTGTAACCAGAGCAGGAACTCCAGTGAGGTTGCCCCATGCAAGATAGTGTGCAGGGAGTTGACCACCAAGTTGAGCTGCATCGGTTGCTGTAGCAGCATTACCAGTTGTATCTTGGCTACCTGTTGCAGTTACACCAGGCAGTTCAATATCAGCAGAACCATCAAATGCGACACCAGCAATTGTTACTGGGGCAGCAAGCTTGGTTGCAGTAGCGGCGTTACCAGAGGTGTTCTGGTTACCAGCGATATTTACACCAGGCAGGTTGATGGAAGAAGAACCGTTAAAGGAAACACCACCAATGTTGCGAGCAGTTGCAAGAGTTGTTGCAGTAGCTGCATTGCCAGTTGTATCTTGGCTACCAAGTGCATTAACACCAGGCAGGTTGATTGAGGAAGAACCATCAAATGCAACACCACCAATGGTAACTGAAGATGCCAGCTTGCTTGCAGTTGCAGCATTACCACTTGTAGAAGCAGCAACGGTTGCTGTAGCAGCGTTACCGGTTGTATCTTGATTACCAACAGCGTTAACACCAGGCAGGTTGATTGAGGAAGCACCATCAAATGCAACACCAGCGATTGTTACTGGTGTCTCCAGAGCAGATGCTGTAGCAGCATTGCCTGAAGTATCCTGATTACCAGGGACGTTTACGCCTGGCAAGTTAATTGAAGCTGAACCATCGAAGCTTACTCCTCCAATTGTTCTTGCAGTTGCGAGAACAGTAGCAGAAGCAGAATTACCTGAACATGCATCGGCAGATGTTGCGACAGCAGCACGACCGGATGTATCCTGTGTACCAGCACTGGTTACACCAGGAAGGTCGAGAGAAGCACCAGGTGCGAGATCAGTGGTCAAACCACCAATTGAAACTGTATGATCAAGCGCAGTTGCTGTAGCAGAATTACCGATACAAGCATCAGAACTAGATGCAGTGTCAGCGTTACCTGTCAGATCGCCAGTGATGTTTGCAGCGATAGGCTTATTAGCAACCCAAGTATCGTTAATAGATGCATAGGTGAATGTTGCACCAGCACCATCAACGGTCAATCCAGCGCCATCAGCAGAGGTAGCATCAGCAGCACCCTTAGCAACGGTGATGTTAGCGTCAACAACTTCCAGGTTGCTGGAAGAGATTGTTGTAGTGTTGCCCTGAACAGTCAGGTCACCAACAACAGTCAGGTTTGAACCAACTTCAGCGTCACCAGATACAGTCAGACCTGTCAGAGTTCCAACAGATGTGATTGCAGGCTGTGCAGCATCAGAAACAGTCAGAGAAACTGTTGCAGTAGCGGCATTACCAGAGGTGTTCTGGTTACCAGCACTTGTTACACCAGGAAGATCCAGGGATGTTCCAGATGCGAGATCAGTTGAAAGACCACCGATTGTAACGGTATGTGCCAGAGCAGATGCAGTAGCAGCATTACCAGTGGTATCTTGTGAACCAGCGGCAGTTACACCAGGAAGTTCAATATCAGCAGAACCATCGAATGCAACGCCAGCGATTGTTACTGGTGAAGCAAGCTTGCTTGCTGTTGCTGCATTACCTTCAAGAGCACCCTTGAATGTAGTTGCAGACAATCTATCGAGACCTGGGTTGTAGGTCAGTTCAACATCAGTATTGAGATCTTGGAAGCCAGTCGCAGCATCTACGAATGTTACCAGTCTCTCAGTATTGCTGACGTTATCAGCAGCAACGCTAACAGTTGCAGCTTCAGATGCATTATCAATAGTATCTGTAGATACCAGATATGCAGAATCGTTTGCAAACTGTGAAACGTTTGTAGGAACACCAGTCAGATCGCCGTATGCACCAGAGAAGGTTACGAGACCAACTGTAGTTTCCAGATCGGAAAGTGCAGATGCAGTAGCATAGTATGCCTTAACTTCACCAGCAAACAGAGTTGAATCTGCAGCTAATGTAGCTGTATCAGCATTACCTGTTACGTCACCTGTCATTGGTCCAACAAATGCACCTGCAGTCAGGGTATTTGTGGATGGGTTGTAGGTTATACCAGCGTCACTCTTAGCACGGACATTGCCGGATGCAGAAGAGGTCATCATCATGTAATGTACTGCATCAGCATCAGCAGAAGAATCAACCTGTACGTTTGCAGCATTGATTGCATCATCAGCCAATGTAGCTGTATCGGCATTACCTGTTACGTCACCGGTCAAATTAGCGGTGATCATTCCAGCAGCGAAGTCGCCACTTGCATCTCTTACAACAACCTTATCTGCAGTTGCATCGGAAGAAGCTTCCAGTGAAATTGCAAATGAAGCACCAGTAGCACCAGTATAGGTGGCAGCACCAGTCAAGTATGCACCTGTGGACATTGTCAATGTGCTGAGGGCACTGCCCAGAGCGTGTCCAGAGATGGTGTTATTTGCAAGCTTATCGTTAGAGATAGAACCAGCAAGTTGTGCGTTGGTGATTGTGCCTGACAGAGATGTTGTAGGCAGGTTTGTCGCATCAGCAAGGTTGAACGCAGGAGTTGCATCAGTTGCACCCAGTGCGAGTTCAACACCACCGAAGGAAACTGTGGAGTTAACGAGTGAAGAATTAGCGATATTGCTAATTGTGTTCGCGGAAGCATCAATTGTCTTAGATGTCAGAGTTTGTGCATCTGATGCACCAACAACAACACCTGTAGGCATTGACTTACCGAGAACGGTAGAAGCAGTCAGAACTTCAGATCCATCGATCATGAAGGTCTTACCGGAAGCAAGTTCGACATGCTCGCTAGACTTCAGTGACTTAGAGTCATAGTTGTATGCGATTGTCTTATTGTTACCAAACTTGATACCTGCACCGTGGGTGAGGATATCAGTTGCAGCACCTGAAGCAACATGGATCTCAGAATCAGCGATTGAAACTTCGTTGGTGTTAACGGTTGTAGTATTACCATCAACAACGAGGTCACCCTTAATTCTCAGAGCACCACTAACACTGTTGTCACCATTAGGATCAACAATAATGTCACCAGTACCAGAGATGGTTGCATCGGTCATTTCCAGACCGCCAGTTGATGTCTTGATTGTATCAGCAACTGTATCGCCATCGATGTTAAGACCGAAGGCAGAAGCCTGAACAACAGCAACACCACTAACTGTCAGAGAAGTTGAATCAACAACTGCCCACTGACCGTCTCCTCTCAGGAATGTGGAAGCATCAGCAGTTCCACTACCCAGTCTTGCAGAAGCAACAGTACCGCTAAGGTTAGATGCATCAATGTCTGCAGTGACGCTGGTTGCAGTCAGATCTCCAGCAACAGCAAGATCGCCAGAAGTTCTAACGATTCCAGTTGTACCAGCCTTACCACTCAGGGTGAGGTCTCCGTCCTTACCAGAAACTGTAGAAGCAGCAACACCTGTTGCGAATACAACAGCTTCACCGTCCTGACTCAGGATGTTGGTGTTAGCAGCGATTTGCAGTGGAGCTTTCAGTTGAACAGCACCTGATCCACCTGGAGCAAGTTCAATGTCACCAGTTCCAGTTGGCTTAAGTACGAGGTTTTGATCGTCTGAAGCAGAAAGGATGATGTTATCAGCACCGTCAGCCTCAACAATCTTCTGACCATTAACATACAAGGATCCAGGACCGATGTATACGTCCTTCCACATTGCTGTAGGAGAACCAAGGTCATAAACGTTATCTGCAGAAGGAACAATATTTCCAGTTACAGCAGCGTCTCCACTCAGAGTCAGAGAACCAGCAGAAAGGTTTCCAGAGATAACAGCACTTGCAGCATTAACAGCAGCGGTTGCAGTAATGTCAGCATCAGAAATAATAGATGCAGCAGTTACGCTTCCTGGCAGATCAACGCTAGATACGTTGACATACTGTGTGCCGTTGAATGCGAGAACCTGACCTTCAGCAGAAGCAGCAAGAGCAACATCAGAAAGATCTGACAGAGCATCTACAACACCAAGTCCACCACCAGCAGTTGCATATGAATGGAATTCAACGATGTCTCCTTCGAACAGAGGCTCAAGAACCTTAACATTAAATCCATCAGCAGCAGTTACTTCGTTAGTACTCAACTTAACACCGTTGACGAATACGTCAAGGTAGTTTGGATTGTATGTAAATACGAAGTCAGTTTGACCTTCAGTTGCAGTTCTAGAATCAGTTGTTCTTGTCGCTGGGAGAATATCAGTCAGATCCTGCCAGATCAAATTACCAGTTGCTACGTCAATACCAATGGTCTGTTTCTCACCACCGGAAGCACCTGTGGAGTCATAGATCTTGGTGTTAACTCTAAACTCGTTGAATGTTGAAATTCCAACGGACTCAACATCAGCAGAGAGAAGATTAGCAGTGATATTTTGCGCAGAGAAGTCTCCATTAGAATCGCGAGCAACGATCATATCTGCAGTATTAGCAGAAGTTGCACGGATAGACAGACTTACAGTATCTGAATCAGAAAGTGAATCGATATATGTAGAATCACCTTCGATAGCGAGTGAACTTGTCAGCAGGTTAACATCGGATGAACCGGTGTCTCCAGTAACAGTCAGCTTCTCAGAGATTTCAGTTGTTGTAGCAGACATGATACGACCCTTAGAGTCGATATCCAGTACAGGAACTTGGCTCTTAGAACCATAGCTTGTAGAAGTTACACCAGTAGGCTCAAGTCCAAGAACAACTACACCGTTAGATGCAACACCCTTGAGTTCTCCGTCGAAACCTTCAATTGAAAGAACAGCAGTTTGCTGATCGACAGTGAATGAACCGATATCAGATGAAACATCCAGTGTTGTATCAACCTGAGTTGAACCAGCAGAAACAATACGACCCTTGCTATCAACTTGGAAGAAAGGAATCTCAGTTGTAGAACCATAGATTGCAGGAGCTACACCAGTTTCTGTCAGTGTCAGAGTTACATCGTTACCATCTTCAGCTGCACCGTCAACAACTACGATATCGTTGTTTCCGCTGTCACTGATAGACTTAACGAATACACCAGTTGTATCTGTTCCAAGAGCAACAGAATCTGGTTGAACAGTAGCAAGACCGGCTGCATCAATAAGGATGTCGCCATGAACCTTACTAAAGGTATAAACAGGCATACGGTCAACTTTCATGCTGACGTTAGTGCCGTTTGCACCAGAGTCAAGGATCATCAGATCATCGTCTGCGATTGGAGAGCCAACTTCTGTGCCAGCATCAATATCAAGAGCAGAAATCTGAACCTTGTTTGCATTATCAATAGTATCAATGTAGAGATCATTGATTGGAGTTGCTTCCCAAACACCAGTATTGATTGTAGCAACTGTCTCCAGGGAGGAGTTGATTACACCAGCACCAAGTGTGGTTGCACTGAGAACTTCTGTTCCACCAATCTTGTAGACCTTACCAACCTTAGTATTGATATTCTCGGAAGACTTGAAAGAAGAAGTGAGAGCATCAAAGACGAAAGTCTTGTCAACCGCACCCTTAATGGTGATACCACCACCGTCTGCCTGAGAATCAGTTGTACCAGCAGCATTAAGGATAATGTTGTGGTCACCGATTTCAACCTCAGTTGAGTTAACAGTGTTTGTAGTACCTCTAATTTCAAGGTCACCCTTGATAACAATCTTACCAGTTGGGCCATCATCAGAATTTGGATCAAGGTAGAATACCTCTGGTCCAGCAATAGTATCTGAAGTGATAGCAATTGCATTTGCTTCACCAGTTGTGATAAATGTAGGTGCAGTAACAGATGTTGCTACGTCAACTACTGGATCAAGGTCAACCTTAATGTTGTTATCACTAACAGTTGTGGTTACGTTTGTACCACCTTCAATGTTCAGAACATCATCGAGAAGATCAACATCATCGCTTCCGCTGTCTGCAGTCATGTTAAGGACTGTAGATACTGAAGTAGTTCCCATGGAGAGAACACGACCTCTGTCGTCAACTTCGATAACTGGGAAGTTACCCTTTGTTCCGTATGAACCAGCAACAACTCCGGTTGTTGTAAGTCCAACAGTTACAGCAGCATCTTCTGTACCTGAAGCATTAACAATGATATCAGACTGACCCATGTCAGCGAGAGTTGCAACGTAGTTACCAACTGTGTCGGTAGCCAGTTCAATGGAGTTAGGCTGAATGGTTGTATTGATGACTACATCAGCAGTACCATCAAACAGGATATCGCCCTTAACGTCTCCATCAAGTTCGAGCTTTCTGAACTCAGTAAGTCCGAATGCATCGGTTGCTGTAGTTGCATTGCCAAGGAATTCTCCTGTAGCGGTGATGTTTCTTGCAGCGAAATCGCCAGAAGCATCTCTTACAACAGCCTTATCTGCCTCGTTAGCAGCAGTTCCCTTCAGGGAGATTGTGAAGTCAGTTCCACTGACTTGAGTTGCGATATAGTCACTACCCAAGACTGACAGATTCTGTGTCAGAGGATCAACTACACCAGCACCTGCATCGTCAGAACCGAGACTAATGCTTGTAGAAATAGCAACGTTGGTTACGTTGGTGATGAGACCCTTAGCGTTAACAGTGATCTGAGAGACGTGTGCTCTGTCACCAAACTGACCAGTGGTAGTTGGGTTGACGTTATTCAGAACAAAGTTAAGTGTCTTATCAGCAGTGCCATCGAAGCTGATTGCTCCAGCAACACCGTCGCCAGTGATATCAATTGCACGAGCAGTCTCTAACTTAGTAGCGCGATCTGCAAGACCGTGGAAGTTAGGTGCAGTGATTGCATTAGCAGCAAAATCACCATTTGCATCTCTTGAAACAACTGTAGAAGCAGTGTTTGCAGGAGTTGCATCAATGCTGACGCTAACTTCATTATTAAGAGTGGTTGTAGTAAGATGATCTGCACCAGAGATAGTCAGTTTCTCTGTCAGGAACTCAATTGTTTCATCAGCACCTGCATCAGCAGCAACACTCAGTGAAGTACCAACAGCAGTTACAGTTGTATCAAGTACAAGACCCTTGGCATTAGTTGTAATGATAGGAATCTCAGTCGCAGAACCATGTGTTCCAGGAGCTGCATTGACATCTCTCAATGTCATTGTGAGATCTACATCAGCTGTAGCATCATATGCAACTTGAGGTGCGATAGCATCGCCAGATCCGTCAAGACCAATGCTGAACTTACGCTCAGTTTCTTGTGCAGTTGCTGTATCAGCATTACCGATCAAGTCTCCGGTGAATGTAGGAGCAGTTACATTTGCACCTGCAATAATTGTGCTGTCGAAAGAAGCCGCACCAGCAACATTCAGAGTTGACTGAAGGGTTGTGATTCCACCAACAGTAGTATCACCAGTTACATCAACAGTTGTATCGAACTGTGCAGCAGACTTTACACGAAGTGTAGAATCAAGTACAGCAGCGCCAGTCGCATTCAGTGTAGTGAGTGTAGTTGCACCAGTTACATCCAGAGTGCTATCAAGTGTAGCAGCACCAGTTACATCCAGAGTATCTCCAGTAGCAACTGGACCATTCAGTGAAGAAGCACCACTAACTGCCATGATTCCATTAATCTGAGCAGCTGCAAGTGTTGCAAGGCCAGAAGTAGCAAGAGTAGAAAGTGTAGTTGCACCAGTTACATCAACAGCTTGGTTGAATGCGGCATCTCCACCAACTTCAAGATCGCTAGAAAGTGTTGTATTAGCAGCAACAATGAGAGTATCACTCATTGTAACAGCACCTGTCATTACAGATGTTCCACCAACTGCAAGGCTAGTAGTAACGCTAGCAGAGTTGAGGGTTGCAAGACCAGATGTTCCAAGAGTTGAAAGTGAGGTAGCACCAGCTACGGTCAGAGTTGTTCCAACGGTAACGTCATCAGTTACGTCAACTCTCTGAAGATCGGTATCACCAGCGGTCAGAAGACCTGTAAGTGTTGTAGCACCATCAACAGAAAGATCAGAACCAAATGCAACATCACCGGCAACAGTCAGATCAACAAGTGTTCCGACAGATGTCAGTGAAGAGTTGACAACAGTTCCGCCAAGAGTGGTTGCACTCAGGACTTCAACGTTATCAATCTTGTAAACTTTTCCAGAAGCAAGATTAAGGTTCTCAGAAGAAGCAAAGTTCTGCTTCTCAGGAGCAGCTTCGTATTGGAAAGTCTTATGATTTGCGGCATCAGCACCTGACTCAACAGTCAGACCTGCACCGTTAGCTGCAGCATCATTAGCCGCACCTTTAGCAACAATAATATTGAGATCTGCAACAGAAACTGCTGTAGAGTCAATGATTGTTTGTGAACCTCTAACCTGCAGATCACCAAGGATGAAGACAGTACCTGTCTCATCACCAATACCAGCAGGATCAAGAGTAATTGTAGAAGGACCAGTAATTCTTGTACCTTCAACAATGATGGACTGGCCTTCAGCACCAGTGATAAATCTAGCTGCGCTAACATCTCCAGTTACAACTGCATCAGTAGCTACGCTAAGGGAATCCAGAGCGGTTGTTTGAGCAGTCAGTGTTTGAAGAGTTGTATCACCAGTTACTCCGAGAGCACCAGTAAGAGTTGTATCTCCACCAACAGACAGATCAACATCAACGGTTGCGTCAGACTTAGTGCGGAGGTTGCCGTCAACAGTTGCAGTTCCACCAACAGTCAGATTTGTTCCAACATCAGCAGTCTTAGTTACAACAGCAGTATCCAGAGTAGATGCCTGAGCAGACAGTGTCTGAACAGTTGTATCTCCGGTTACGTCAAGAGTTCCTGTTACAGCAGCATTAGTAGTTACGCTGAGTGAATTCAGAGTAGATGCTTGAGCATCCAATTCTCCAACAGTTGTCTTAGCAGTAACGTCTAATGTACCAGTTAAAGTAGTATTGCCAGCTACAGCAACATTAGAATCGAACTGTGCATCGGACTTGACTTGTGATGTTCCATCAACAACTGAGTTGCCACCAACAGTTAAATCAGTTCCAACAGCAGCAGTTGTAGTTACAGAAACAGAATCCAGTGTAGATGTCTGTGCATCCAGGGTCTGAAGAGTTGTGTCGCCAGTAACATCCAGAGTTCCTGACAGGTCAATGCTTGTCAGAGCAATATCTGCATCAAGATCAACTGTAACTTTATTGTCAGTAACAGTTGTGGTTACGTTTGCGCCACCTTCAACATCAAGAGTATCTGCAATCAGATTAACTTCATCGGTGAAGTTGTTATCTGCAGTAACTTTCAGTGTTGTTGAGATAGGTACTTCAATAACCTCTGTGAGGCGACCTTTTGCGTCAACAGTGAAAGTAGGGATATTAGAAACACTACCATATGAACCAGCACTTACTGTGGTATCAGAAAGATCAACAGTAACAACTGCCTTGTCTGAACCTGAACCAGAAACTTCGATGTTGCTTGAACCAGCAACAACGTCCTGAACAAAATTACCCTCGGTGTCGTCACCAAGAACAAGGCTGTCAGGTTGAATTGTTGTATTAATAACAACGTCTTGAGTTCCGTCAAATGCAACGGAACCATTGATATCACCAGCAAGAGTAATTGTTCTTGCTGTAGTTAAACCATGAGCATCGATAGCAAAATCAGCAGTACCATAAAGGTCTCCGCTGAAATTACCAGTAGCTGTGACCATTCCACTGACAAGTGCGTCACCCTCAACAGTCAGTTTTGACTCTGGGGTGGCAGTACCAATACCAACATTGGTATCACTTGTACTACTAATTCCAATATATTGTCCAGCGGCATCGAGCTCAAGATAATTCGCAAATTGCGAAAGTTCTCTATTGAATGCCATTTGTTTTATTTTCTCCTTAAAGTTAATTTAAGATCTTAAAATAACGAATTAGCCGTCTTCGCACCAGGGATCAAATCTGGCACTAGGACTCGACACTATTATTTAGAAAATCTACCAGTCTTCTAAAGTCACTCTTTTCCAGTTATTTTGCGACGTACATACATATAAGTAATCAGAATCATAAGCAGTCTGACCAGGAATTCCAACGTCACTGGAAGTCACAGGAGGATTATCAATCATCTTGGATGAACTTGAAATCAAAGAAGAAAAACGATTATAAACATGAATATCAACAATCTCTCCACCAAATAGTGGTTCATTAAATATAATTGTTTCACCATTAATTGAATTGAATTCTGTTCCGTTTAATCTTACACCGTTTACAAAGATGTCAATAAATCCAACCCTGTGATGTACATTATACAACGATAAGCCAGAAGTTGCAAGAAATGTGTAAGTATCCCGTAAAATAGTAAGATCAGTATTCTCTACACTCTGCACCCAGTCAGATATTGGATGGTGTGAATGAATTTCTATTCTATCATCTGCAAACAAACTTTCAGTAAAAAGAATTGATGACCCATCATTTGCAATATATTCCGTATCCCAAAGCTTTACTCCATTGACAAAAATATCTAGATATTCTGGATGATATTGTGTAAAAATATATCTTTGTCCCTCAGTTGCAGAAAACTTTTTAATTTCTCTGAAAAAATTTGCATCAGCAATATCTGATGAAGGGAGTTCTGCAGTCAATCCAGTGATTGTTTTCCAAGCAACACCATTTCCAGTAGAAATTAAGACCTGATTATTTTCTCCAAAAGATCCCTGCCCCGTTACTCCAGCATATACTGGTCCCTGAAAATAAGTATTGCCATCAAAATTGCTAGTGCCAAAAACATTTAGGCCACCCAGATTGATTGTATTATCTGTACTACTTCCCCTATCGGTGACTGTATCTAAGGTATCAGTTTCTGAAATGAATGTGCCACCACCTGTTCCGGTTCCAATGCCAGTCGCATTAATGGTATAAACACCATCAGTATCAGTAATAGTAATACCATTGCCACCAATAATATCAGTAACAACTCCCGATAAGCCAGACCCATCTCCTATGATGGTATCAACTTCTACCTCATTTAATATTTCTAACTTCCCAAGAATACGAACATCATTATGGAAGTCGGCAAATCCATCTACCTCTAAACTTCCATCAATCTCCGTATCATCTTTTACTTCCAGATCCCCTCTAATTTCAGTATTAGCACGGATCTCTGCTTTCCCATCATATTCCGTGTATATTGAAGAAGTCTCTGGAAGACTAGAACTGATAGTAAAACTTCCATCGCCGTTGGAAGATATACTAATTCCTAATCCAGGAGTAATGTCCTTAACAATATCAGTAAGAGATGCTCCACTGCCTATTATACTCCCACCAACAATTAAGTCTTGGGTGATACTTGCGTTACCATCGACAGTCAACTTTTCTGTTGGATTGTTAGATCCAATCCCAACATTATGTTGATAGAAAATAGCACCTTCCCCAAACATCTCCTTCCAAGGAGTAAGGGATATTACAGTTGATCCAATGCCAGTATTACCAGTATTTACTTGGGTAAATAATTGGCCATCAAATGTATTTAAGGCGAGCTCCCCCGTGGGAAGCTGGTTCTGTGTTGGCCTTTTTCCAGGCACAGCAGAACGCTTAAACTTAATAACCGGATTTGTCATTCAAAAAACCCCATGTACGAGTATATACTCTTAAGATTCAAATTCCAATATATATTGGATTTCATTTATTTATTCACCGTAAACATACCCTATTTTAAGGCATTTACTCTAAATTAGCAAGTTTTTTATTTAAATCATCAACTAACTTTTCTAGTTCTCTGATCCTATTATTTGCCAACTCTAATTTTGATTCGAGGCAGACAAATCTAGTATACCAAGTTCCGTCATCCATGGTGGTGTTCGTGATTTTGTTCTTGATGCTCATTCATACCTTGTATCTTAGCAGTCAATTCTGCAATCTGTTTCTGCAAAGAAGCAATTTGAGCTTGATAAACAATATTCTGATTAAAAAGCTCAAATGCTTTCTGCTGATATGTAGAAATAATTGAGGCGTATTCTGTTTCGTTCATATTTTTTAGAAGAATCCTGCATCTATCATAACACTATTCATAGTAATTTGTCCACTATCACAACTTATGACTTCCTCTGGTTGACCTGTACATCCGCCAATCCACAAAGATCCAACTTCAATAGAAGCATAATCATTAATAGTCAATTGCGGATTATCAACACCAATACCGCCACCATCATCTACGTCATGGGCGAAAACAAATCTTTCCCTAGATTGTTCCCATGCAACAGCAGATTTCTTAGCAGATGTTCCATCATGATAATTAAATAGAACACCAAGATCCCAAGTAGTAGTTGAACTGGGAACACTACCATCAACAATACCAAGTTCAATAGTTCTATCTTCAACTTCAAGTTGAGATGTATTGACTTGTGTGCTTGTACCAGTGACTAATAAATCCCCATTAACAGTAAGACTTTCTTCAATTACAACATTGCCATTGTCAACAATAGTTGCGGCAGGTGTTCCATTTGGATGACGAATTTCATCTGTAGTAATGTAACCAGAAAGGAAAAGATTTCTCCACTTCTGAGAATTCATACCAAGATCAAAGCTATCAGAAGTATCTGGCTTCAATCCAGAAATAAAATCACCACCGACATGAATATTATCTGATGAATCATCTCCAAGATTAACATCACCCTGGAGGTTTACAATACCTCCGAAGAAAGTTGCAACACCAACAAAATAGGATTGTCCCTGAACTCTTAAACCACCACCAATTGTAGCATTTTTCTCAACACCAAGTCCACCATCAATTTGAACAGCACCCGTATTGACATTCCCCAGAGTGTTATCTGTAGTATCAGTGAAACTTACTGTTGCTGTATCATCAAATAAAGTTGGTAAATTCAGAAGATCATTGTAATCTCCAGAGGTTGCAACTGTAGACAAGACAGGAGTTCCAGTTAAATCACTATAATCTCCAGAGGTTGCAACTCCTGCTAATACTGGAGTACCTGTTAAATCAGCATAATCAGCAGTAAAAGCAATGGGTTCTAGCTGTTTGGGGATAAAATCCGACCCATTAAACATCAGGAAATCATTAGAAGATAGAGTTCCAGAAAGATCTGTAGCATCTTGAATTGTCGTGGTATCTGCATCTGTAGATGAAATAATGAAATTTCCAGATGGAGATTCTAAAATTTGAATATTATTTCCTGCAGTTATTGATGTAACAATACCAGTCAATGCTGAACCATCAATAGAAGGAAGAGGACCAACCAGCTCAGAAGAATTCAAAGACAGGAGAAGTGATCCATTGATTGCGGGGAGAGACCCAATAAGGTTTGATGCATTGAGATCCGTAATTCCTGAGCCATCACCACTAAAAGATGACGCAGTAATAACACCTGTAGTATTAATGGATGTATTAGCATCTAGTGAGATCGCACTACCAGCACCAAATCTTCCACTATAAACTGCACCCGTGATATAAATGCTTTTATTGGTGAAATCGACACCGTTTGGCAGATTTTCTCCAATAAAATGAAGTACCCCTGATTGATAATCAAAGAACCACTCATCATCATTACCTGAACCAGCAGCAGTCAGCTTAGTTCCATTTGATACTGCATTCGCGGCATCATTCTCATCATGCACATAGACTTTGACAAGATAAGTAGATCCCATTTGAGTTGGAATCCAATCAACGATGTCTGTTTTCCATGTTCGATTAGGGGATGCTGTAGCATCATTAACACACTCTACTGCATCCGCACCGGCATAAACAGTGACCACACCCTCAGCAGGTGTTGATGCTGGAATTGTAGCAGGGATTAAATCAGACTCTGCCCAGATTTTATCACCTCTCATCAAAAGAGGACTTGCAATTGATTCGTTGAAAGCAAACTTTTTAGAATTTACGTCAGACTTTGTGACGCCAAAACCAATTTTCTTCCAAAGGTAATCAACCTTTTGCTCTTGTAGAATAGCCATTATCTTCAATCCTCCGTGATGCTAAGTGATGAAATAGATTGTCCTGTTGCCAATGCAATACGAACAAGAACAACATTATCCGTAGAGTTACTTGTGTTTTCTCCACCCAAGGTCATCGTATAACCACCACTTAAGGAAGTATCTGCCACAATCATATCAGAGTCCATAATAGCGCAACCGTCGCTGCCATTACCACCTGTTCCACTACCAGGAACACCAATACCTTCGTACTTATCACTTGAACTTAACCATCCATTTAAACCACTTGTACTATCTATACTAGTTCCAGGAGCAGCAATCCAAAGACCACTAATTCCACTACTTGTTATGTTGATATCAAAATTTGCAACTGACTTTCTTCGGAAAGCAAATGTGAAATATTGAGTTCCAGTATCCAAACTTCTATCAGGCCCAACAGGAAGATAATCACTGTAATCATTTACATCATGAATGATTTGTCCAAAACGAATAGATGATTCTGAAGTCCCTTCAACTCCTGGATCAGAAGTTTCTGAATACACATCATTAGTATAGAAGTTAACTACAGAGTATGAAGGAGTATCTGTAGATTCTAAACTAAAGTCAAATACCCGAATACCATCATCAGTGTAAGTTCCGTCACCAAGAGAATCTGCTACAGGAATTGCAATCTCGCTAATACCAGATTGATCTGCAGTATGGACATTGAGAACTTTAGAAACACTATTACTAAAGTTTCCAACACCATTAACATTTTTTGCACGAACTTTAATGGTTCCTTCACTCCGCACATCACCAGAAGTAACAGGAACAGTCAATGTCCCCAATGAATATGGCCCACCAACTCCAGTATCTGCCTTTGGAAATCCACCACTCAACATTGATGTTGCACCATCAATTTCAAGATAAGTATATTCTAAGTTATCAACAACACCTTCATCACTCTGAACTTCTACAATATCTCCTCTATCTGTATAACATTGACCAACTAAATTACTAATCTTCACTCCAGACAAAGTTAATTCAGAGCCGGAATCGTAATGAGGAATACCAGAGATATAACGTAAATTGGATGTGGTTTCTGCAATAGATGCGGAGGCAACACCACTAGATGGCTTAGAGGTTAAGTCATCTTTAACAAATTCAACAACATTTGTACTACCATCTGTACTGTGTTGAAGTTGGAAGTCATTTACACCTTCCAGAATATCTGCTGCTGGCTTAAAGATCTTTGCCTTAAATCCTTTATGAAGACCTGGATAGTAAATACTAGATTCAAATGTTGTTGGGCTACCTGCGGTATCCAGTAATTGATAATCACTTTCCTCTGTGACAATTAAACTGGCATAAGTTCCACTCTCGTCACCTGCAGTTGTAAAGTTAACAGAACCATCAGCGGTTCCATTAACACTTGCGGTAAGTGTTCCACCATCACTAGTAAATGCAAATGAATCTATCGCAGTGGATTCAATATTACCACCACTTACACGATTAACACTATCTCCAGCAGATAAAGTGGTTCCAGTTGTATTATCAGAGAACTCAGCAGCAAGTTTTGGAGATTCACCCACACTTGGAATTTCTGTTAAAGTCTTTGAATCCAATCCATCTGGGTCAACTGGAGAATCATCATAAACCTTAATTGGAACCTGAATTGATACTGGAAGAATATCTGGATCAGAAGTGCTATGAGAAGTCAATTCAAATTCCAGAGTATCCATACCTGCACCAGTATTGCTACCATCTGCCCAAGTATGCTCAAGTCTACCCCCATTCACACCACCTGCTGCATCATCATCAGCGACAGAATCAGTGTTACCATCACCCCAAGTTACCGTATAAGTTACATCTGCATTTGAGGTATTTGTTGTTGTATTCTCAATATAAATTGATTGGCCTTCAATTACAAAAAGCTGAGAGTTATCTAATGCAGATCCCCCAGAAGCGGCAGAAAATGCACCAAAACCTACTGCTGGATCTGGAGTGAATAGAGTAATATAATCTTCTTTGGTCGCTTCTGAGGTGCTTCCAGCAGAGTTCGCAATAGCACTCGTATTCGTGGCAATTATAGAAACATCAAATTGACCACCAGTAGGATCCACATATGTGTGGGTCAAATTGGAATCGACTGTACCATCCCCCCAATCAACCTGATATGAATCAGCAGTTCCAACAACAGTTGGAGTTAAAGTCACCGTAAGTGGCGATCCGCCAGATGTCTTATCTGAGGTAAAGTCAAGAGCAGAAACCGCAGTTCCCTTCAGCATATTAAGAGCAAGTTCATTTAAGCTGTCAATACTATCAACAACCTTTGTCTCACTATTAATACCAATGGCACCTTCACTGTAGCTGCCATCGGAAGGATTTCCTAAAACAATTTTCTCTCCACTTCCCCCATCCTCTTTCCAGAATAGATTTCCATCTACATCGGTTGATAAAACCTTATCCTGTTCTGGAGAAGCAGGGAAAGTATACGTTGTAATTCCTGTTAAGGTGTCTGGACTTTTAATATTAATACTATTTAATCCATCCTTATCGACTAATTTAAGTGAAAGGGCTTCTGTCCCATCTTCTTGCCCCCAATATCTACCAGATCCAATAAATTGATTGTCTTGTGTTGTAGAATTTAATCCAACATAAAAATCATACTTATCAGTTGTGAAGCCGGGTTCCCCTCCCCGAAGACCAGGAAGACGATCAGAAGCACCCCTCTTGATTAGAATAATTGGTGCAGTCATATATTCCTCAAATAATATTCATTGATATTTAGGCAACTTTTACTGGAGTATTTAAAACTCCCCAGCATCAATTACATCAATATTAAGATTATTTTGAACTATCTCTATAACTTCGTCTTCAATAGATTCTGCTATTATATTATCAATTGAAACTACTTTGTATCTATTAGTTTCTGGATCATATGCCAAAACATTTTCATCATTTGGATCCAGAGCTCCTAAATCAGGTGTCTCAACATCAGACAAATTTGAAAGAAGAGAATGTGAATTAACTTGCTGCGAAGCCTTATGTGGAGCACTAGTACTCAGCTTCACATTATAAGAATTCATCTTTGACTTATATTCAACCTCATTGTTATCCTCATTCTGACCTGCAGAGGATTCTACATCATGAGTTTGGTTAGAATTCAATCTAACATTATAAGAATTCATCTTGACTTTATAGTCTGCCATAGTAGATGAGAAGCTTCTTAAATATTTATGTTGACAAAGTTACCCCAGGAGTGACCATTGCCATTCCTTGAATGACGCGACTTCTATATCCATCATTAATATCAACAATCACAATATCATAATAGTATCTGCCAGAAGGAATAGTTGATGTCAATGTATTTGTCATTGAAAGTATAATTTGCCCATCATCAGGATCAATCGCAGTTGTAAAGACATATTCACTCGTTACTCCACTAATAGCATGTTGCCGATCAGCAGTCTTTCTTAAGACTGCAAATGCCTCGTTCTGATTAATATTGAAAGGGGTTCCGTCTGGATTCGTAATTGTAAACGAAGAAGCATAGTCGGAACCCTGTTCAATAGTAATATTAATTACTGGTACTGCCACGGTGATTTAATTTCTACTTTTTATTATTTATCAATAAGTTGCTATTATATTTCTTTGAGGAGGAAGAACAGGATTGCTTGATGGATTATACTCGCTATTTAAACAATGAATAACAAGCAAACCACTACCATAAGATACATCACCACCATTATTACCACTTCCACCGTAACCATATTGTCTTCCAGAACTAGCATAAGATTGGTCATAATCTGCATGACCGGTTCCACCAGGACTTCTTCCACTTCCATTGGACATAGTTGTATGGAGATTTCCTGAAGCACCTATGTATCCAGATCCTCCTCCACCAGCATTGCTCCATGACCCACCATCCCCACCGTAATATCCACCTCCTCCACCAGCGATACCTTGCAAATACCTGTGACTTGGTCCAGATTGTGATCCTCCACCGTAACCATCTGAGCTTGATCCGCCACTGTATCCACCACCTGCTCCACCATAATTGGTATTATTAACAGCACCGCCGCCGCCACCTCCAGCAATGATTAGTGGATTGCTTCCTCTGAAAATACCAGAAAATCCTCCACCATTACCACCAAAAGAGTTACTACCTCTACCATTGTTAGATGAGTTACCAACTGCTACCGAAAGACTTTCACCCGGAGTTACAGGAATAACAGCTTGGGCAAATCCGCCACCGCCTCCACTACCACCAGGGAATCCGTTTGGATATCCATCTGGCTCTCCACCGGAACCCCATGCCATTACTTGAATATAAGTGGTATTCGCTGGCACAGTCCAGTTTCCATTAGTAGTTGAGTATCCTCTAGGAGATTTGAATTTATAAGTTCCAATATAGACTGTTTTAGACGTATCATATACAGTAACTGTTGATGACTGATAAACTACGGGACCAGTATAGCTACCGGTATGAATTTTGAATACAAAAGTTTCGATGCCTTCAGTCGTTCCATCTTCCAGCAATGTTTTTGTCACTGATGCGCTATCATTCTGAATTGAAAAGTTTCCCTGAGTAGCATTATCAGTAAAGTCTAAAGCATTCACTGTTCCTTCTATAGTATAGTATAATGTAGTTCCAGAAGGAACCCCATCTGTAGAAATGCTAAATGTTACAGAATTTCCTTCATTAAGGGCAGTAACACTTTGAATTGAATTGTAACTTTCGCTGGTTGTGAAATAAGCCGGATTAGAAAACTCAGACTCTACACCAGCTGGAAGTGATGATCCATACTTTACTCTAACATAATATCCAGTAACTGCATCTAATTGTGTAAAATATGGACTTGATTGTATCCCAGAAGCAGTCAGTGGAGCTGTCTCTGTGTGAACACTACCCCCAACAAAATCAGGGCTTTGGCAGACTTCCCAAGTAGCATTTCCCCAAGTATTAACTTCTCCTAGATCAACTGCTGGTTCTGATGCAACAAATGATGCATATGCTGGATTAAGTGGAGTTGATGGTGCCGTAACAACTGGTCTTTGAATATCAAGATCTAAAAGAATTATGGATACATCTGGTCTCAATATGTTTCCAGCTTCGTCGCCCCATGTTTCCTCATATCTATAAGTTCCCGGTTGTGTTGCTGCGTATACAGAACCACCTACACCTTCAAGCTCTACTCCATCTTTATACCACTTGCTACTAAAAAGTGATGAATTTGCCATTACAGGTGGAGTTGCAGTAATAGTTGCAGGTGCATAATTCAAATTCGATGCAGTCATTTGTGGCTGCTCTACAATTGCTCCAACTGGACCAGAAGGACCACCCGATGAAAATTCCATCCATTCTGTTCCATTCCAAACTTTAAGAATAGGGCTATCTCCAGTGGTATCAGTCCAAAAATCACCAACCTCAGGAGTTTGTGGAGCATTAGCAGTTACAACGGAAGATGGGACTGAATGTCCCTTTTTTAACATACTTCCAGACAAGCTAACATTTTGGTCATCGTCGATGATAACCTGACCCCGTACTTTTATAGCCATTTATTTTTTGAAGACTTGTTATAAAAATATTTATCCAGAATTCAATTTGACATATCATTTGCACAGTGACATCTACACCCATCTGCAAGAACATAATGGAAAAATACTTGATGATAATACGTATCATCTGGATATTCAGCGTAACAATTTCCAACATGTCTTGATGGAAGAGGATCTCTCCAATGAGGACGCTCACAACCCTTATACATAACACCATCTCCTGGAGATAAGCAAATTGAACTACTGTCCCCTTGGCGAATAATCTCTAACTTATCATCATATGTATCAGGAGTCTTTATCCAGATAGGCCAACACTGATCAATATTAGTACTTATATTTACGCTTACAGAAATTTCACAGGCATCTCTATCAACATGACATGAAAGTTTCTGCCCAGCAAAATAAAATCGATCGTAATAATAGGTGTTATATAACTTTCTTCCAATAACAGATTCTAAAAATAATCTGATTTGAGAATGAATAACTCTGTACTGTGGATGACCATATGTTTCAATAGATCCCCCCACTTGCTCTGGAGCTGGATCAAAAGTAAATTGATTTTGCCCAGTTCCCCAATACCTTTTTATCCCTCGCTCCTCTGGAACAGGACGAAATAAATCTTTTGCATCCCAAAGATTTTGAATTATTAAATAACCATACTTATCAAACTCCTCGTGACGGGTCCAAGATGTTCCACTATTTGCCCATTCTTGAAATTTTATATCTTTCATTTCCATCTCGGCCCAACAGTCCAACCAACGATAGACTTACGAAGACCAGACTTTACAGGAAGAACGCGATGTTGTGTGCGAGAATCAAATAAAATTATAGTTCCTCTTTTTCTAGGAGCAAAATAGGATTTGCCGGTTTCATCCAATAGTTGCAAGTTCCCACCTTCATAATCATCTGGATGAGAAAGTTGTAAAACAAAAGACAACTTACGGACAAGTTCGGTATTCTCATTTATAAAGTCTTCGGACTTCCCCCCCATACGATTACCGACTGACTCTGGTTTATATGCACTGGCAATACCAGCATCATTATGCCAACCATAAAACTCACCCGGTCCATATTGGGTATATTGCAATGACTCCCCATCAATACATCTCAAATCATATAAAAAATTTTCTCTATTTGCTCTGGTAATATAATGCCACATAAATCCGCCAATCCAGTGTTCACTAGGAACCCATGTATTTTTAGAATTTCTCCTTTCCTTATTTACCTCACCGCCATAAAGATAGGATTCACTCATACTAGAATCATAGTTTACAGAAAGATCTTTCTCGATTATATCTACAATTTCCTCAGGCATAGAGGAATAATACCAAATAGTTTGATGAGCCATTCCTAACGATCTTCTTATACTATATTATACAATTTATAGATCCACAAGTCAATGCTAAACAGGATCACTACTGGTAAAATGTTCTGGGTAACTATCATTTGGTGCAGTACCTACTATATGTTGTGCTCTCGCCGCAATAACAATGGGTCTCATTTCATCTGCAGTATAAAGTTCGGCGTATCTTTCTTCAACTCTCATCACATTAAAGGAATTGCACTGATCCCCATCCCATGGATAGTAACTTCCCTTTGGATTGCTTGGCGACTGACCACTACTGGTAATTCCATCGATAAGTTGCGCTGTAGAATTAGGAAATGCTTTTTGTATAATATCTACCCAACTATAAGCATAACCATCTACAACTATCCACCCATTTGCATTTGGAGCAGTCGCCCCAACGTTAGTTCCTGATCCATTGCCGGTGTTATGTACTAATTCCCCATCCCACACAATTTCTCTCTCCCGAATTCCATTATTTCCACCGAAGTCACCACTCTCAACTGCAGGAGTTCCTGTTCGTGTGTAGAAACCATATTTAAGACCACTATTATTTCTCTGCGCAAATGGAGAATCATCTGGTACTCCTCCACCAAAACTGATTACGGCTCCGCCATATTCAAATCCTTCCCAATAACGTTCTCCTTTTTCAGCTGTTTTTGTGGCACTCACAAGAGTCACAAAAGCAGTATCTATGGTGCCACCAGTGTTTAATTCAGAAGAGAGATTTGTTACAGTAGCATCGTCAAGATCTTCATTTGGCAATACACTGTCAGGAACTCCTCTACCATAGGAGGCTCCTCCTCCTCCACCACCACCTGTACGGGGGGCTGGGCCAGACCCCTGGAATACACCACCTCCAGCGCCACCACCAAAATAACCCATACCACCACTTCCACCATCACTATCACCACCACTAAATACGGCAGTACCTTTGCTAAAAAATCCGCCATCAGTATTATTCTGTAGGCTACCACCAGGGTTTGGATTTGTGGCAGTACCCTTCGTTCCACCACTACCCGTTAGATACCCAGTAGTTGTTCCTCCAGTTCCACCAGTAGCATTTATACTTCCTCCAAGACCATCTATACCAGGAGAATCCTGTCCTGCGTCTCCTGCAGAATTACCGACTGAATCACAAGTACCCGCATTTCCGCCCAATCCATTCGCAGTTGGGTGTTTTGAAAAATCAAAACGCCTATCAAAGAATCCTCCAAAAACTGGTTTAGCATCACCTCCCTGGGCACCAAGCATCATACAATAATTATTATCTGTATTACTTTCTCCCCAATATATTGCACCAATACCATCATTTATTCTAATACAATATTTTGCACCATATCTCATGTTAATTGTACCCTGAACCCATGCACCGAGTCCAGATTGGGGGAGGTCTGTGTGAGATTCTATCCGACTAGCTCCGGCTTGCCCACCACACTTAATTACAACAGAATAATCTGCAAGTATTGGTTCGATTATATCACCATCTTGAAGATCATGTAAAGATAGTTCACTAACATCTACTTGCGATCCATTTAAACGAGAAACCTTTAGTTGTGGAGATTCAACTATACCGCCCATACCCAGAAGCATTTGTTGCATCATGTCTTGCTACCTCTCTATAAATTAAGACAAACCAGATCCAGAAATGATAAATTCATTTGCTGCAGTACATGCGATAGTACATACCCCCTTCGCTGCTAATGTCCTATTTGCATCAGTTCCATCAACGGTATTGTATAGGGTAACTGTAGATTTATCAATCGTAATATTACCATCAGAAACATTAAATATCGTAACCATATCTCCAGGAGATAATATATCTGCTGGGATAGTAATTGTTTTAGAACTAGTATCTTGTCTGATAAGTTTTCCTGCATCAGTAGAAACTAGCGTATAATCATCAGAATGGTTACCAATAGGAAGTCTTCTTAATGGGCCATGAAAATCCTCAACAACACCAATGGATTGTACTTTGGCACCAATTATATTACCAGTTATCCCAGTCGCTGTTATATCACCATTAACTGTTATGTCCCCAGGGGATAGTGAATCGCCAACATTAATAGAAGAGAATGTTCCAATTTCAATCCACGAAGTTCCATCATATATTTTAAATTTTACTGGATTTGTATTATTATCAACCCACAAATCCCCTTCAACAGGATTTATAGATGCTGTTGTATTAACAGTAATTGATGGGACGGTATATGATTTTTTCGTTATGTTATTACTGACAGATACATCTGTAGCAATTATATTAGTAAAAGTAGAATCTCCTGATAGATCAATTCCAGAAATACTTACATTTGTTATACCCTCTCCACTTCCAGAAAGCTTTGTAGAAAACAACTCACCAGTAGTAGGATTAAATTTAAGTTTTGTAGTAGAAACCCTTGCTTCAGATGGATTACCAATCGCACCATCTGGATCAACAAATATTGGGAAGTGGTCTAGACTATCATGAGAATTATTTACACATCTAAGCTCACTATTGAGTACAGGAAAAGAGGATCCGATATTGATAGCAGAAAATTCTACTCCATTCGCAGGAGCAACAGTGAATATTATTATTGTGCCAGCAACAGTGTAATCAACAGCTGGCACTTGATCCAAGCCATCCAATGAAACTAAAAGTTGTTTAGTCGTAGTTGGTGAAATAGTTGCTCCAGCAGCAGTCAATGGGAAAACTGTTTCGACACCATTAAACTGACTACTTATGTCATCAATGACTTTTATTCCCCTAGCTGACGATGGAGAATAACTCGTCCATGTTTGATACTGCTCATTCCAGGAATAATAAAATTGAGAATTTTCATCAAAATATATTTCACCATTAACAGGAGAATCTGGAAAATTTAATGCCACTTTATTACTGATATCTTTTTTATATTTATAAGTTCAGAGATAGCTTAAAAATATTGAGGGAATATAATCAACTATCAAATGCACTCTAGATATTTCTGAATTATTCTCAACGTAATGAATTTTTTTATTGTTTATCTCAACTAACTGCCCCTGTTTAAATTTGAAAAGATGATCTTCGATATAAAATCTTACATCACTATTGGTAATTATAGGAAGATGAATTCTATGCGATAAACTAAAATCCAATCCAGTATCATAATGACTTGCAATCTTCTTACCTGGAGGCATCAAAGAAAATTGCACATTATATACAGACCCATTCCCATAATTTGAATTTAAAATTTGAGTTATATCTTGAGAAATATCGAAAAATTTCTGTATTATATGTGGATGATTTATCCTTGACCTCTCCACAAGAAACCAATTCTTACACCCAGAAAAATACTTCTCTCGATTGTAATTATTATTCTCAGAAAAAGATACATGCTCTTCTATAAAATCAATATATTTCACAGAATTAACAAGTCCAAGATATTTTACATGATTTGGTTTGTTCATAAAAAATCAGTAGTATATTTGAAATTATAAAAATCAGATGCATAATAATCCCTTACGAAATCCCTTTCCCTTTGTCCATATGAATTAAAATATTCAACCTCAGAATATGACCCCCTATTGATATGGGGGAGAGATACACTTAAATCACTCTCCAGCTCTTTTAAATTTTCAAACTTATAAATTTTATCTAAACCAATATCTCCAACAGTGTTAAGACAATAAAAAGATTGAGAATATGGTATCATTTTAGTTTTAGGAAAAGATGCACCACTTTTTATAATATCAAGAAATTTTTCAAATGTATACTCAGTACGATTAACTTTATTGAAGTGCTTGTAGTAACTAAATGTTCTTCTATATGGATTTCTGACAATAGCAAATTTGTATGCATTAGCAATATTATTATTCCTTTCTAATAAAAATAAAGGATCATGTTTAGCATGTTCAACATAATTCCACTGGCTATTTACAACAGAAAATATTGATTGCCCAGCAGTTTTGGGAATATGTACAAATAATATCAATCTCTCCAAAATTCCATCCCCCTGCACCGTTCAAGTATTTCTTTTGGCAAAACTTCCTTAGGATCTTTAGATTGATACTCAATCTTTGATCTGATATCATGCAGCCCAGGAAGATTATAATACCTAGTATCCTCTACCTGATTATTATTTTGAATGTAATTGAAATTATGATCATACATATCCTCCCCAAGAAAATTATAAATTGAATTCATAGTATCATATGGATTCGAAACCAAATCTTTATACTCTACAAATAAAATTCTATCCAACAAATTATTCTCAAGAGCGAAGTGAATATGACGCATAGCATTTCCAAGGAAAGTATTGAGTATAAAATCACATCTATTATAATCTGTCAGAGGAAATTCTTTCTCTATTACTCCAATATCAATAACATTAAAATTAATTCCATCATAAGTCTTATGAATTAAAGTCAAAAATGATGTTAATATTTCTGATATATCTCTAACTGGGCATATTATTTTAGCTCTCTGTCCAACATACTCCTCAATATAATTTATGTATGCAGGCCAATCTCTATTCTTATCAAAAATTACAGGACAATCTATATCATGATAATAGTTCCCTATTACAGATGATATTATTTTGTGAGCACTAATTGGTTTTGGGGAAGATTTATAATGTTCAATAGTTGGAATATTACTTTCAATATTCTTCATAATATCCAGCACTGGAGTTAGAGGACCGGAATAAAATCTTGGATTCTGATTTAAAATTGAAGATAACAAAGTCGCACCAGATCTATGAAGACCTGCAATAAAATAATATTTTTTCATACAAAATCAAGAATTTGAAGTGTCTGGCCAAACGATATCTAAAGTCAGATTATTAATATCATCAAGAGTATTGCAATCATCAACTAAGCTTGACGCCATATTTTCTGCATCGAAACAGCTTTGTATATAATTGGAAACAAAATTAAGGAGATCGATGATTTCTGCTTTGGTCAAATCCACATACCCATCCACAAATTTCCACGCAGTCATAATATCACCATCTTGGTTAGTCAAAGATGAAACTCTTAATGATAAAGAGGTTCTAGTATTATTTGTTAGGTTAATCCTATTTCCGTTAAATGTCAATGTCTCTTCAACCTTTTCTTTTCTGTCTGAAGAAATATATGATTTAATATTAGCTTTACTTGAATCCATCCAATTAGTTGGAGTGGTAAAAGACGATATATTCTCATTACTACTGGGGAACCATCCAAGATTTTTATGCCCTGCCCAAGACAGATTTGAAAGTTTTTCATCATCAAAAAAATTCAAACCACTAACATTTAACCAGTTTTCTGGCAACTTATTTAATGGTGTCAATATTTCTGATTTACTGATATCAGCTAAGACATATAAGTCAAGCATCTTCTTGATCCCCCTCTGGTGTTTCCTTCTCTAACTTTTCCTTTTCTTCCAAAGAATCCATTAATTGTTGAACTCTAACTTTTTCAGTTGGAAGTTGATTTTCTTGAAATTTTCTCTCAAGCTCTGGCCCCTCAAAAACTTGCCATGCAGCAGCACCTTTCCATGCAATCCTATCAAGAGGAACTCTTTGCCCAATAATGTCTTCCCACCCTCTCCATGATGCAAAATCCTGCTTAGGTCTCATTGCAATCTCAATACCAAGACCAGCAGCAAGTTGTTCAATCAACTCAACCCCTTCTGTTGGCTGCATCTGTGCAAAAACAGTACCAATATCAGATCTCATACTGACTTCAACAATTCCACCGAATGCAGTGCCCACTGTTATTGATCTTGCTCTATTACGATTCTGCTTCATAGAAAGATACTCATTCTCTGCGCATAGCAAGTCAATCTTTTCTCTGAGTTCAGAAACAGTCTCACATCTTTCTTCTGACATATTTTTGAGTATTAAGTATATGAATATTTATCACTGAGAATTCCAAGAAATAGTAACTGATCCACCGGGTCCGACAATAATTGGATATTGAGTAGATGGAGAAACTGAAACTGGATAACTTAAACCAACTGTGGCTGCTTTGCCATCTTCGGGAGGATTTGTATTACCATCTTCTCCTTTAGTGCCAAAATTACCATCCCCAGCATCTTGCATAGGTGCGCCAGGGCCGCCAGGCTGGCCATTTTTCGCACCATCACCATGATCACCAGGGCGTCCAGGATTGCCTGGCTGTCCATCATTGGAACCACCGCCACCTCCGCCGCCGCCGCCGCCTCCGCCGCCACGACCCCAATCACCATATCCACCTCTACCACCATATCCTCCAGAACCACCACGATATCCAGAGTTTCCACCAGGACCACGATTGCCACCGTTCTGCCCAGCACCTCTACCGGTGCCATTTGTCGGGGTTCCACCTCCACCGTCTCCTCCGCGCCCAGGGCCATACTTGTCAGAGCCACTGGGGTTGGTGCCCCCAACGCCGCCGCGCCCACCAGCACCACCGGAACCGCTATTTGCACCATTACCCTCAACACCACCATTTCCCTTATTACCACCAGTACCGCCCCATCCACCCCATCCTGCATTACCTGGATTGCCAGGATTACCAGCAATTCCAGGATCTCCAGCAAAACCAGGTGATCCTGCATTTCCTCCCCTGCCAGCATTACCCATCGCACCTGGATTTCCTTGCCCACCTGCACCACCAAGTCCACCAGGAAAAACAACACCTAAAGCAGAACTGGCTTGACCATCAGATCCTGGCAGACCGTCCCGCCCAGCCTCTCCAGGTTCTCCTGGAGGTCCATCGGCACCTTGACCTCCAGAACCACCTTGCTGGCCAGCAGTATAATATCCAGGAGTTCCAAAAGTGCGATTACCATCAGCACCATCAGGACCATCATTCCCATCATCGCCCGCTTGCCCTCTACTTCCTGGAGCACCTGGACTGTTTCCACCATAACCTCTACTACCACCATATGCATCCGGACCACCATGAGAATTAGGAGCATTTCCATCACGACCATCCCTTCCATCATATCCCCCGCTATATGGCATGTTTGGACTCTGCCTTCCAGCACCGCCGCCTCCGCCGCCGCCTCCTGCAGCGCCAGAACCAGGAGCTCCTTTACTTCCTGGATTGCCTTCCCCTCTAGTGCCATTAAATCCCGTACCACCTTGTCCACCAGATCCATAATTTCCCGGTGATCCTTGGACTGTTGAACCGGCACCACCTGTACCTGCAACTCCAACCTGGCCAGGTTCACCTGCAGCACCAACTCCAGATACTGTCACACTAAGTAACCTTGGAGGTGACACCCAAGTTGCTGGAGAATTAAAAGTAACTGATCCTGCGGCTTCGCTACCCGCTCTACCAAGAATTCTTCTAGTTGACATATCTTAATCGTAATAGAACCAACCTGTTATTATATATTTTGGAGTATTTCCAAAAACAACATTCCCCCTATGGGCATGTGTGAATGCTGCTGGCCAAATAATTAAAGTATTCTCTTTTGGAGGAATCCTCAACTGCTGATATAGAAATTCGGTTTCCCCCGCTCCATCTTCATCTAATGTATTTAGATAAACACTATAAACTAAACCTCTATTTTGAGATTCTACATTTCCTTGCTCTGCATGCCAAACATGATAGCCTGCCCCAGGAACAGTTTTTTGCATTTTTATAGAGGTACATCTTAAATCAGCGCCTTTTAAAATATCATATTCTTCGACATAATCATCGAAGCATGTTTGAAGACGATTGAAGAAAATTCTTTCAGAAGATTTATCTTGAAACCTATCTGGTTGATGATTCTTCAGATTTAAGAACAAATGAATATCATTCTTTTTTACTTTATTTGCATTTTCCGATTGCTTTCTATTGAGACACATTCCTCTAGAATTAAGTCTCTCAAACTCATCAATCATATGCCGACAATACCCATCAGGGAAAACATTGTCATACATTCCTATAAAATTGTTATATTTTGCATTCATAGTATTTTATTCGAAGTTAAATATTGCAATGTTACCATACCAGTTTGCTCCCCCATCAGAAGAAACAAACACCCATATATCAGTCTTTCCAGCTTCTTTAGTTCTTGAAGGTTGCACCGAACCAGGCCCAGGCCATTTTATCAGAGGAGTTATTCCATCTTGTTTCATTGGCCAAACAATTGATTGATCATCTAAACCATTTGTAAGAACTAAAGTGAATCCAATTGCATCAGTGCTGATTCCCGTATTAATAGTAATATTTGTTGATGCTTCACTCAAAGTTGCAGTTACATGAGATCCATTTGATAAATCAATTAACATGTCAGTGCCACCATTTCCGATAGCATTGACTTTCTCTGCAAACTCAGTAGTAATTAATCCGCCATTAAATGTAGAAACTCCAACTGCATTTATATTGTTAATGTTTCCTGCTATATTGATATTACCAGTTCCAATTATATCTTTGGAGTTTAGATCCAAATTGCCACCAAGTTCTGGAGTAGTATCATTTACAACATGAATGCCACTGAGATTAGATCCATCACCACTGAATAATCCAGCAGTAATAGTTCCCGTAGCACTAATATTTCCCGTAACATCAACATCCCCCTGCAAGGTAGCACTGTCAAAAGGAGCAGCATCAACCCAATAAGCAGCAGTTCCAAGTCCTAACTTTGATTCATCATACCATACATACAATTTACCAGCGTTATTATTATACCAAAGGTCACCTAGCTTTTGCCCACCCGATGGTGGTGTATCTGAAACTGTAACGAAAGCACCAGAGCCAGTAATATGAACTGTAGCAGTATCAGTTGCTGGATCTAATGTACATGTAGAAATACCAGCACCTTCAAGTGTAATATTTTTTACACCATTACCAAGCAGAGTAAGGTTATCTATTATAGAAGTTTGTTGTGTAGAAATACCCACACCACGTTGAACATTGGTTAAGTGGGTTCCATCTCCATGATACACTACAGGAGATTGTGGATTGGTTGTAGTAATTATTCCAGAATTAATCTTAACATTACCAAAAGTAGATATACCAGTTACTTCTAGATTATCAGCAGTTGCTTGATCATATGTAAGTGCTCCAGTGACTGACAAACCTCCAGAGACAGATACATTTCCAGAGACAGATACATTTCCAGAAGTAGTAAGATCATTAATACTGATATCGGGAGTACCACTCAAATTGGCAGCAGTTCCACTAGTATTTTGATTACCATCGATATTGACACCAGGAAGATCAATATTTGCCGTTCCATCAAATGATACACCACCAATATTTCTAGGAGTTTTAAGTGCAGTAGCAGAATCAGAATTGCCAGTTACATCTCCATTAAAACCAGAAGAAGTTACTGTACTCTCAAATACTGCACTACCATCCTTATCAATAACAACTAAATTTGAAAAGCCCCCCTGACCATTATGCTTATGACATCTCAGATAAGGTTCCGAATTATCTGTTGATGAACGGAATAAAACAATATTTCCATCAGAAGTAATGGAACTACCACTCAAATCCCCAGCATTAGATCCAGGATTAGGACCAGATAAAATGCTCCCATCAAGTACAATATCTCCACCAAAAGTAGCAGATCCGGTAACATCCAAATCTCCACTAGAATTTATAGCACCAGCGGTAGTAATACCACTTACATTTAAATGATTAGATTTAAGTACACCATAAACATCCAATGTATATTGAGGATCTGCAGTTGCGATCCCGACTTTGACTGTAGTTGCATTAGCAAAAATTAAGTCAGTATTGACCTCAAGTCCATTTTTAACGACAAAATTCTTATTAATTGCCATTTGGGTTCACTCTCCCCCGAACTAATTTTTAAATATTTATAACAATAAAGTCTGATTATGGCCTAGTTGGAGTAGATAATGTACCATTGAACTTCGCCTTTTCGTATGATTCAAATGATATAAAAGCAACTCCTGTATTACCACCCAACTGAGTTGATATGAGGTTTATCTCGGTAGATTGATATCCAGATGCTCCACCACCTCCGGATCCATCACTCGTTCCGGCAGATCCACCATGAGCCCCACCTCCACCACCACCTTGATTTCCAGTTGCTCCACCACCATTATTTCTAAATCCTTGCCCGTCTTTAAATCCACGTTGAAGAGTTGCAGTGCTTTGGTTTATCGTACCACCTCCATCGTAGAATTTAATATTTCCAAGATTTTCACAGGGTGATTTATCTTGTGGCACTATATGCCAATATTTACCAAGAGTACATCTACCAAGTCTTCCCCCATTTGGATTGCCGCCATCCCATGTATTGTATAAGTCCCTACCTGCTTGTGTTTGACCATCTCTAGGCAATCCATCAATATCAAATTTGGGACCACCAATACCAGCATTTCTTCCATCACCTTCCTTTCCGGCAACATTTATTCCACCACCATCACCGCCTGCACCATTTGTACCAGCACCACCACCGCCACCACAAACAGCAATGGCTTGTGCTTTATGGTAGATCACAATTAAACCTCCACCACCATTTTTACCACCTTTTGGTCCTCCGGGGTATATACCCTCATTTACTCCCATCTTAATTATATACTCATCATCCTTTTTAATTGTCATATCAAAAACAGAAAGTCCACCTTCTCCACCAAGATTTCCATTAACAGTTCTTCCAGCAGAAGCAGCCATAGTAACCTTTACCTTAATATCCTGCTCACGAGAATATACACAAAGAGTTCTAAGAGAATTGCTTGGATGTGCTGTAATTGTCAACGCACCGTCAGCATCTAAATCTCTAGATCCACTATTAAAAGCTGAAGTACTAAATTGCTCATAATTTAATATTGGTTTAGAATCACGGACAATAAAATCTGCCTCAGAACTGTTCAAAGACGAAGGTATAGATACTGGATGAGAAACTCTACAAAATAATTTTTTGGGCGAACCAGTAGTAATCTCATCACTAGATATTGTCAACTGATTTGTCTTTGATCCAGAAATATTAGAAGTATCATCAAGATCAGTCCCATCTAAAACCCATTGGTAAGATACTCTATCTTCACTATTATTGGACAAATTTATACCAACAGTAAATACAGCATCATTAAACTGAGAAACCTCTTGACTTTGTGGTTGTTGACTAATAGTCAACAAAGGGGGAACAGAAACTGTTACAGTATTAGAATCAAGTGGCTCATTAGATGCATTTCCAGTATCATCAGATGATACATACCCCACTCTCAGAAAATATTGTTTCTCATCATCTGGACTTTGTAAATTATTAATTGTTAATGTAGATGAAGTGGTTCCAGAAAATTTGGAGCTATCAACCAGCTCCCCAGAACCCACTTGATACCATTGATAATTAATGCTTCCACTGTTTAATGGAATATTATTTGAGCCCTCAAAAGAAACTGTAGCTATTCCAGTTAAACTTACATCTTGACCAATGCTAGTAGCATTGATATCAACTGGCTGTTGTGTAAAAGAAAGAAATGGACCGTTTAAATCTAGATTTGTTGAAATTCTTGGGAATAAACCTTGACTCATGAGAAGTTTTGACCTCCAATGACACCGTAAATACCATCATTCTTAAGATCACTTCCATCAAATATTTTAAACGAATATATATCAGTTGCTCCAGAAACTGTAGGAACAACTCCACCCGGCCAATATACAGGAATTGTTTCACCACCATAACTAAACGAATCAATATCAATAGTATGACTTCCAGTATTTTTAATCCTAATAGTAAATGTTGTAGAATCTGCCGGGACATTCTGCAGTTCAATTGTATTAATATTTGAAGTTGGTGTAAATGTAAATGTATTTGATGCAGACAAATCAAACAGAGCAATATTTGAATTGGCACTAGGAGAAGATACTTGCTCAGAATATGATTTAAATCTTACCTCACCACCAATATCAACTTTCACTTGAGGAACAGTCATTCCAATTCCAATAAGTCCACTATTAGTTACAACAATATCACTTCCGATTTGAAGAGATTGGGTTGTTCCTTGAACACCAATCCCAAGAGAACCAACAGAAATTACACCAGAAAGAGATTGTATATCAAAATCACTACAAGTAAATTTGCCAGAAATATCAATATCATTAGTAGTGATATCTCCAATAAACTCAGATTTGCCATTTACATACAAGTCTGTACTTGCAGATCCGACTGCACCAATCTCAACAGTATATCTAGGAGTAGTGTTGCCCAGACCAACGTTGTTGAGATTTGTATTGTAAATGCCGCCAGCAATATTTGTCCACCCAGTAGCTGGAATATTCAGATTAGTAAGATTGCGGCCATCACCCGAGAACAATCCGCCTGTTATAGTCCCAGCTACATCTATATTCCCACCAAAATTTGAGTTATCCTTAACATTAAGATTATATCCATTAGCAGTTGTGCCGATACCGACACCATCAGAGTCTACACATAAAAGACTGTCACCACTACCAACTGCCAAAAGGCAATCATTCGTAACATTGGTTGATATTTTAACTTTATCAAACACATATGAATTCTCTGCCAAAGACGTGCTTATAGGGCCAAATCTCCTCCACTCATTTTCAGAGAAGATCCATCCTGCATAGCTACCATTGATTGGATTTGCATTGAATACAATATCACCAGGATTACTAGATAAAGTTGGATTTGATACCCCAACAGTGATCTTTCTGGAAATAGTAGCATCCCCTTGAATGAAGAAAGAATTTGCCTCAATACCTTTCTCAGAGTTTGATGTAATTTTATTATTAACAATCAGTGGTCCATTGAACTGAGATGCTACCTTCCCATCTACTCCACCATCAACACGAATTGATCTTGCGAAAGAACCTTCCACGGGGCTAATAACATTAAGTTGAGGTAAATTTGATATATCCTCACCAACAACTGTTGGTATTGGAGTATCAAAAATTTCTTCTCGACCAGTAATAGTGCTTAACTTTTTATTACCAGAGTATGAGATGCCCTTATCATTCATTCCAGTATAGAAGTTGATACCACCACTTCTCTTGGTAGACTGTGCTAATAATTCTTCATCAGAAGTGATTGCACGATCTTGACGATCTGGAAGTGCAGTAGAATAATTTCCAGGCCCAAAACCGACATATTCAAATGTATGGCCAGAAGCACGGATAATTGAATGCCTACGGAATTCTACTGGATGTATTTTTATCCTTCTTACAGTAGAATTTGCATTATGAGTAGATCTTCTAGTCCCCAAAACTCCACGGAAAACCTGAACAGTATTATTGGTTGGATCAAATGAAACTGTGTGACTAATACGAACGATCTCTTGATTAATAATAAGATAATCACCAATATTCAGATCCAGGGAATTTAAATCACTAATCCTAACACTAGTTGCAAGTGTATCCGATATTGTAGCAAATAGTTTGGAAGTTACATTATCATACAAGTTGACCATCCTTCCGGCGAAATTCTCAGAATCTTGATTTAGAACTCCAGCATTCGATGAGTTGCCCATATAATGAGCATACATATCACCAGTTGCAATAGGAGAAGCATTAGAAGGGCCAATTTCAACTACAATAGAATATGTAGGAACTCCCAAATCATCCAGAATCTCAGTAACAACAAAATCACCATTATATACACTTTCATTAGCACCAGAAATTCTAATCTTCTGGCCAACACCAAATCCGTGACTATCATCTAAAGAAAGTGTTGCTAAGCCACTGATATTATCATAAGATACGGAAGAAACAGACACTGATTCTCCTGTTAGGTAGAAGTGAGCCTCACTAACCTCTCCAGCAATTCCAACTGTTGAGAAATTATTTACATCAGTAGTAGAAACAACAGAAATACTCTTTTCGCTACCAACTGGAACACTTTCAATACGATATAAGGTATTATAATCAACATATTGTTTAGAAGATACTCCCATAATTCGTATGGTATCTCCACTGTTGTCATAAATCGTATCTACAGTAAGAACACAATTTGTAGTACTAGATAGCCCCTGAAGGGTAAGAGTATTTCCTACTCCATAGGCACTACCACCATCCATTACTTTAATAGAAACAATCTCTCCACCAGAAACATCAACCTTCACAGTTGCATAATCACCAGTGATTGGCGATGAAGAATTTATCAGTTTAATATTATAGTATGTCCCATCGGTATAGCCTGATCCTGGATCAGTAATTGACAATCTAGTGATACGATTTAATCCATGATCAATACTAGTCGTAATAGTATGAGAGGTAGAAGATGTTGAAACAATATCTTCTAAACCAATACCGCAGCAGCTATCACGGAGAATTTTATTTGTAGTCTCTCTTGTAATACTATTCTCTGGATTATCAACAACAACTTCACCGATCAAACTAGATGATGCAAAGCTATTTGCTTCATCCGGATCTGATGATGGATTATCCCTATTTGTTTGAGGAAATAAATTCTTAACGGGCTGAGAGAATTTGTCGTGAGAAAACTGAGCTACTGTAGGCGAATTTGATGAATTGACAAAAGTTAAATAATAAACACCATCTTGCTGATCTGCAATATACTTTTGTTCCTCATTAATTCTGTAGATATAATATACTCCATCATAATACTTTCTGGTATAGTAGGGTAAAGAATCATCTCTAGTATTTGTATCTGCACCAAATACTGCTCCAGGATCTTCCATCAAGAAAGAAAACTTCTTAGAAGTTACAACACTAGAAATTTTATACGAACCATTAAATTCATCTCCACAGTTATTCAGCTCTACAGTAGATCCAACAGATAATCTATGAGGAAGCTCTGTGGTGACGGTTGCGGTTCCAGAATTCCACTCAACATTTGAAATAAAAGTAGCGTTTCTCTGTTCATTCTCATTTGACAAGGAGCCAGATCCAAAATATTTTTGAATCTCAGTTGTTGTCATTGGTTGACTAGATTCTTGTAAAATAAATCCATCAATAGGAGCTCTCGATACTTTAGTAGAGGATGCAGGAATTACATATCTAACTCTGTAAACTGTATCAAAAACACTTCTACTATCCTTTCTTCTCTTTAAAAATGTTCTTGAGGTTGAAGCCACATTTAAGGACTGAATTTCGGTATATATGTTGTTATCAGAAACATTAATGTACCACTGACCCTCTGCTATATCATATTGAATAGGATGACCAATATCTCCAGAATTCTTATCAGAAACTTTACTCTTAACAGTTAGAAGGTCTCCTTTACCATTAATAGAGATACTAGTTCCAAATAAAGCATCATTTAAAGTCTTCGCCAATCTTATATTAGTAGGAGTATCTACAATTACATAATATACAGTATTAGGTCTCAATCCATCAGGGATCTGTCCAGAACTTCCATAAACTCTAACAGTTTCGCCCGTTACAAAAGTATGTGAAGAATCTAATGTTATTGCATTATCAATTCCACCATCACTAAATTCACCAATCTTATTAATACCAAGATTTGTCCTTACAACATCAAATGATTTTTCAGAACTTACCGCAGTTCCCGGCATTACAATACGTGAAGTATACTCTGTAGAAATACCTCCAGATGAAATTATCAAATTCAATTCATCATTTTCTCTAGCACCAACTCTAAAACCATCTATTACGTTTTCAGGAGGAACAGCCGCATTAGTCTCCCCATAAAGATATAAACGAGTAGGATCTGCAACAGAAACAGTCTTAGATATATCTATTGAAGAAAATTCTATTGAACTTTCTGAAAGTGGAATTTCTTTTGGTGGAACAATATGAGTAATGTAACCAACATCATCTTGTGGGAAAGATTTTTCTCGGAATCCATCAGATGAAAGTGCAATGGCACCAAAATTAGAGTTTGAGTTAGTGAGAGAAATATCTCCACCACTCTCAGTTAAAAAGTGCTCTGAGAAGCCAATGGCAAAAATTGATACTGCCTGTACAATTGAATTATTTGATGCTTTGATGTGATAATTTCTATACTCTGGACGATAGCGTGCCCGTGAGTTGTTGCTCAAATTTTGTACAGTTTCAGAATCATCATATGTTCCTGTAGGAGGTGTATTTTGATTAAAAATTACAAATGCATTGTCATCTTTTTGTAGACCAATTCCTGTGAATTGGGCAACTACCATTGATTTAAATCCTGTTGATTTACTTCCATCACAATGCATTCCACACATACCATAAACAGATCTCAATGAAATATTAAAGATATATGGAGATGATGAGGTTACAGTATCTGATTGAAGCGACACAGTGGCCCCTATTGATAATGGAGCAGGATTTAAAGGAGTGTCCTGAACTTGATATTTTATTTCTACAGGGCTAACTTTCTCACTAACAACAAATTGGCCATTATACTCTTCTTCAGATACATTTTCGACTCTAAATGGAGTGTCAACATCTAATCCAGGAATAGGATTTTCTGTGATTAAGGTAATTACATTAGTTGAATTGACACCATCACCTGCTTGAATGCTAGAAATACTCTCAATTTGCCCAGTTGACCCAACAATACGATATTCATCGACTTTAGGTTGAATATCAATAGGATCTGGGTAATCGGGTTCAATTTTTCTTCCAGAAGATTGACCATAAACCAATCCAACCTTTTCATAATACATGTCAAGATCAGTTCTTCCTGCATCAAAATTACTTATGAAGGAATCATTGATTTTTACATTATTCACACCATCTGCATACTCAAAGCAAGTTAGCTTATGGTGCGAAAAATTTGGTACAAATTTATTTGAAGTATAATCCTTATATACAAACCCATTTGGATCGCCATCAAAGAAGGAAAACTGCCATGTGTAACAAGATCCTGTTAATCTAAAAATAGCAGATCTTTCAATAGCATCAAGTTCTGGATTTGGGACATATTTTGGTCTAATAATAGTTTTTCTTAAATCAAGCCCAACAATTGATGTTCCCCTAGGAAGTATAACTCCACCATGAACGCTGTTTAACTTATAAAGTTCATTATTTGGGTTTGAAAGATCAAAATTGCTATTTAACTCATATTGAGGCAAATCATTGGTAGATACACCTCCTCTAGTTTTGTACTGATTATTTCCAACTGGTATCAAACCGGGTCTATTGTCCACAATGTGGTCACCGGGATAAACCAATATAGTTGTTTTTCCAAACCTATCGTTATCAAGTCCACGTTGATAGGAAAATCTGGCAGATTCAATTAATGCTCTTTGAATCGTCTTAAATGGACGTGTTAAGGAATTTCCTTGATTCTCTATACTATCTGTAGAATCCAAACTTCCAGGATCGACATACAAAATAGTGCCACGAGTTGATTTCAAGAAATTATCTAATCTAGAAAGACCCATTTTATTTCTACTTATAGTTCCATTATAAGTTATTTAGTCTTCTTTTAAAGCCCCCGACTGGACTTGAACCAGCGACATCGGCTTTACAAAAGCCGCGCTCTACCAGCTGAGCTACAGGGGCATATTTTAATTATAAGGCAAATTTAAGAATTTGTCAATCACTTGGCAAAAGTTCTGGATTCTCAATTTCAACCTCAAATAGCATTGGGTGACATTCTTCCATTATTAGGTATGCAGACGCCATTCCAATATCTTCTGGTTCCCACCTTTTTTCAGAATTTGCAATCTCAATCACTTCAGGATGTTGTTTTGCAATTTCTGGGAGTTCATCAAAAGTAAAGGGAACCCCATTTATAAAATAAACAAGGATTAATGTAGATTCCCTGTTATACCAAGCATAGTTGGTTTCTATGACATATTTCATTATAGGGCAATCGTCCCACAAATATATTTATGTCAGTGCGAGTAGGGAGACTTGAA